CTTTATTGATTTAACTTAGCAATTTTCTTCATTATTTTCAATATAAAGGTTTTAAAAGGGATTCGTGTTAAGGAAGTGTGAAGATTTTGTGAAAATTCAATGGAAATATACTGTCACAGTGTAGAAAAAGGTGTGAGCAGGGACTCGGAGTAAGTTGGAGGCTAGAAATTGAGGGCCACCCCCAATTTCTAGAAAAGGGGCCAGGCCCCTTTTTCACATTGCTCCTTCGAAGAAAATCTGATACTTTTTGTTCGATAGTCAAATTCAGGATCGAAGAAAAGCTGAAATAAACAAGAGGAGATGTGAATGAGAAAAAAGGCGTTTCTGGCAATCCGAAAGGACGACCGCCCAAAGAGCGGGCGTTAACGGCTATTTTGGAAAAGGCCGGGAACCAGGTGATAACCGATGCTGATGGCAAGCGCAGAGGCAAGAAGCGCATCGTCGCTCGCTTGCTGTGGGAAGTTGCTACTACCGGTACTTGCGCTTTCCCTGATGGGAAGGGTGGATCACGCCAATTGCAACCACAGAATGTAGAAGAGTGGTTTGACATCATCAAGTGGATTTATACTCACATTGACGGGGCAGCACCGAAAGCGATTGATATTCAAAGTCAAGGGCGACCATTACAACCCAATGTTATTGTCGTTCGCGAGATGTTGAGCGATGACGATGAGGGCGAATGATTACTACTTTCAACTCCCGTTAGAATCTGAAGCCGAGTTGAAGCTGTTCATTGACAAAGCATTCAACGCTAAAATACCGGATATACAAGTATGTCCTGAGCACACGACGCCGTGGCGCGCTTTCGCAGATGCATACTTCGCCCGCCATCCGATAATGGTATGGAAAGCCAGTCGGGGCTTTGGTGGGAAATCATTCTTGCTGGCATTGCTTGGACTGACTGAAGCGCTGACGCTCAAGGCAGATGTTAACGTGCTGGGAGGATCAGGCGAACAATCTGCCAACGTTTTGAAATATTGCAAAGACTTTTGGAACTTTGCAGGTGCACCTAAACAATTGCTGACAAGTGATGTGCAACGAGAAACGCGAATCGCCTGGGGAAATACGATCAAAGCACTGACGGCCAGTCAAACATCTGTGAGAGGTCCGCATAGACCCCGTCTTCGTCTTGATGAAATTGACGAAATGTCACTCGCAATCTTTGACGCCGCAATGGGACAGACGATGGCGAAAGTCGAGGATGGCGAGATTGTAATACCGGCGCAGACGGTAGCCAGCAGCACGCACCAGAATGCAGACGGGACGATGACGGAGGTGTTGAGACGGGCGGCCGAGAAGGGCTGGCCCATCGCTGAATGGTGCTATCATGAAACAAGTGCTAATGGTGGCTGGCTTCTCAATTCAGAGATCCAACGCAAGCGGCGCGAGGTTACTGCCGCAATGTGGGATGTGGAGCATGATTTACAAGAGCCATCACCGGAAAGCAGGGCCATACAACCTGATAAAGTTGAAGCGATGTTTCGCAGGGAACTTGGCATTTTCAGAGGCGCGCCGGGTGAATACATTGAAATCGAAGGACCGGTCGTAGTTTGCCAAAAGTGCGGGCATGAACAGCCAAGCGGCGATAGGTGCAAGCAATGCAACGGAGATACGAAAAAGGCCAAATACGCTACCGGCGGCGATTGGGCGAAAAAGCGCGATTGGACTATAATAGTGACGCTGAGATGTGACGTGGATCCGGCACGCGTGATAGCATTTGAGCGCTGTGGTCGGCTGCCGTGGCCGGTGATGGTAGCGAAATATGAAAAGCAGGTCAAGCGCTTTGGTTCACAAGCGGCACATGACGGAACTGGCATCGGAGATGTAGTTGACGATAATCTAACAGTACATGCCGATCCGTTCGTTATGGTGGGACGCGCCAGGTCCGACCTGCTCTCAAACTACATCAACGCAATTGAGAATAACGCGATAGTTGCGCCAATGATAGAATTCATGTATAATGAACATAAGTATTGTTCGGTTGATGATTGCTATGGTCGCGGACATCTGCCGGATTCGATTTGTGCCGGGGCGTTGGCGTGGAGCAAACGGCGAAAAGGGTTGATGATATTTTGAATATCATACAAAGAGTTGCCACAACTGCCAAAGTGGCCCGCAATGCTTGGCGTGGCACGAAAGCGCGCCAACGCCGTGCACAGTCTGTAATACTGTGGCCTGACTGGCGTGCACAAACAGCCAAATGGACTATTACAGACTTGTCGAGTTACATCGAGGAGGGTCTTGCACTCAATAGCATCATTTTCAGCGCGATAATGTACAAAATCCGGGCTGCTTATCCTGCCATATTGCGGGCAATGACTGGTACGAGGGATGAGCCTAAATTATTGCCAGCAGGGAATGAATTGAGCAACTTACTTGATCGACCTAATCAATTCCAATCATTTCCAGAGTTACAGGCAGAGATGTATACGAATTTCAATCTATTTGGCAATGCCTATATTTGGTACAAACGCAAATCAGGCGCAGAATTTCCGGTTGCCTTTTTCAACTTGCGCTCAGACAATGTTATACATCTATATGACAAGCAAGCGCTCAAAGGTTTCCTTTTTGTACCGGTTGGCATGACACCACTCGACGGCATACCACTTCTAGTCGAAGACACAATGCACATCCGCTTGCCCAATCCAGGCGATCCATTTCTCGGACTTGGCAAGGGCCTCTCCCCCATCGCCCCGCTTGCCCGCAGTGCAGATGTAGACAATGCGGCGACTGAATTTATGAAACTATTTTTTGAGCAGGGTACACTTCCGATGGGACTCCTCAAAACGGATCAGCCGATAGATGAAGAAACAGCAAGTGAGGCAAAAGAGCGCTGGCTTCAAGCTCATGGCAATTGGCAGCGATGGATTGAGCCAATTGTATTAGGCAAAGGCATAGAATATCAGCGACTTGGTGCAAACTTTGATGAGCTTGACCTTGAAGCATTGGATGCCCGCAACGAAAGCCGCATCGCCATGCCGTTCGGCGTCCCGCTCACGCTGATAGAATCGCGCCCTGGTCTCGTCCAGTCAACGTATTCAAACAAAGAAACAGATCACAAGATGTTCATCAGCAACGTTCTGGTGGCCGAGCTATCTATGTTTGAGCAAGAGTGGCGCTATTTTCTGCGCAATGAGAGCGGAACGCAATTTGCACAATATGACCTGGAAGGTGTGCCGGGGTTCATTGATCAGATGCTCAGAACTGAGAATCTGGCAAAGGCGTGGATGAACGGCGGCGCAACGCGGGCAGAATATCGCAAAATTCTCGGTTTGCCAGTTGACGAAGCAGACAACGTATTTATGATTTCGTTCACCACACAATTGATACCGGCAAACGGGGGCACGCCTGCGCCAGTGACGGAGGCAGGTGCGGAAAGCGCGGAGACGACGGAAGAAGAAGGCGAAAAGGCCCTCATTGAACTTATCAGAGACAGGGAGCCGCTTTTAAGAGCCGCTGAACAATTTATGAGAAAAGAGTTGAAACAGGGTGTGACGAACAATCAAAAACTCACTCTCCACAACGAAATCAACCGCGTTGCAATCCGCTTTGAAACTCCTGCGCTTGAACAATCTCAATCTGCATTTCGCAAAGACCAGCGCGAGATAATGGCAATCGTCAGTGAGGGCCAAAAGACTGCTTACAAAAAGAAACAAACGGTTGACTGGACAATCATTGCGCTTGCTGTTTCTGACTACCTTGGCACCGAAAGTAAACAGCAATGGCGCGTAAAGCTTGACCCTGTTCTGGCCGGAATGGCGGCGACACAAGGCACGAATCTGAGTAACATATTTGACCAACCATTCGTTGCCAATGAATTCCTGGAGCAGGACTGGTTTCAAAGCTATCGGATGATTTTCGTTGATCCGATAAGCGCAACCAGTGAGAGAGAGATTTCAGTGATAATGCAGCAGGCGGCTGCCAATGGTTGGAGCGTGCCGCAGATGCAAGAGAATCTCACTGTACTGTTTGAACAGTGGATAGATGGCACAGCCTCAGAAACTATGGAAGGAATGACTGAGGAACAACTACAGCGGTTGTGGTTTGCTGAGAATCGTTTACCGCCGTGGCGCTCGGAGATAATCGCTCGGACAGAAATGATTCGGGCCTCAAATGCAGCGGCGTTCAATCTGTATGCAGCGTGGGGGGTACAGGAGAAGGAGTGGTTTTCAACGCCGGACCCGCGCACTAGGCCGACGCATCAGGTGGGCGCAGCGTTTGGACAGGATCCGCTCGTTGTCTCAATCGGCGAGGCGTTCAATATCGGGGGCAGCCCGCTGATGTTCCCAGGCGATCCGGGTGGGCCATTGGAAGAAACTGCACAATGTAGGTGCACAGTTTTACCGGTGATGCCATAATGACAAAAGTAAAGTGTACCCGCTGCGGCCGCAAAGTCAGAATCACAGATGCCATCAAGCGCGGCGATGACTACTTTTGCAAGCGCTGTGCGACGGATGTTGATAAGGGCAAGCAGTTTCCGAGTGAGGTGAAATGATAGCCATTGCAACGCATCAAATCGGAGAAATGATAATGGATGCAAGAAGTTATGCCAGTGCGGTTGATGCACTTGCCAATGCAGTGCGTGCGGAAAGTGAAATGGTTGACCTGCACATCGGCATTACCGTCAATATAAGGAACTTGCCATCTTGGTCGGTATACTGGGCAGCACGCAACAGATTTTACTGTGGAAAAATTAAGCGTGCACTGCGTCGTTGTTTTCGTCCGCATTTGCACAGGCAATATGGTTCTGAATATATAAATGCGCAAGTCATTCTACAGCAAGAATTTTTAGATGAGGTTGTAAATCGTGCAGGATCGTAACGAATGGCGCGCTTTCATCCGCACGCTGTACCGAGCACTGTGTATGGTGACGGCGCAATTGAGGAAGTTGATCGAACGGTGGGAAAATGAACCGACGCAACTTTATTAAATCTGCTGGCACTGCTTTTGCGGCGTTAGTGGTTGGGATTCGAGGGAAGGTTAAATCATCAATTACAACTGGAGTTGGAAGAGGTCCACCTCGCATCTTTGATAACTTTGGAATCACTATCAAAGCAGACAATAGCGAATTTCAAAAAGAAATGAAAAGAGTTGTGGATGCCTTTAACGAATTGCCACCATTGCGAGGATTTTGGATTGATATTCCAGGCCCATATAAGCATATGTTTATATCCCCGCCAGAAATTGCAGAGATAGTCAAACCAGTATATAATGAGGAGAATAATACACTCTTTGATTATCCGATAATCTGGACAGAATAACTAAATAACCAGGCCGCACAGTAAACCTGTCCCGCCCACTCTCAGGGCN